AACCCGTGTTACTGTACGACCGAAAGGCGTAGCGCCTGGGGCTACTACTTCAACAGTTTTGCGATTCATTTTAGTAATAACACCACGACGAACATAACCATTGTTTGCCCATTCAACAGTGTCACCTTTTTTCAAACCACGCTTTGCTTGATTACCGATGAAAGTCATTTGATCTTTCCAAACTTTAGCAAGAGCATTTAAATCATCTTGTGTTTGAATTTTGCGAATAGCATCAATTGCGTTAATCAAGTCTTGTGTATTTGACTGAAGCTGTGTCATAAGAAATCCTCTCTTATCTGATTACTTAATTAATATAGCATGATTCTCAGTATTGTCAAGTTTTATCCATAAAAAAAGGGCGATAAACGCCCTCTTTTTAATATGTTTTAATTTTTATAGTGACATTCCACCAAATGTATTTGTGTCAACATCTTGCTTAACACCGCCAATAACATAAGACGAAATCTCTGTTTCTTGTGGAGCAACTTGTACTTCTGCACCCGCAATCCATTTTTGTGTCCACGGCAGTGGGTTAGCTTGTGGTGTTGTGTATGGACATTTTAGTCCAACTGCGGTCATACGCTTACAGCAAATCCATTCAATATAATCACTTAGAAGTTGTGTGTTTAGACCAATCATTGAACCATCTTTAAATAGATATTCAGCCCATTGTTTTTCTTGTTCTACAGCATCAACAAACATTTTGATACATTCTTCTTCTGTTTCTTGCGCAATTTTTACATAATCAGGATCATCTTTTGGTAGAAGTTTCAGTAGAGTTTGTGTTGAACCAAGATGTAAGTTTTCGTCACGTGCGATTAGTTTAATAATTTTTGCGTTACCTTCCATCTTCTTCAATTCAGCAAATGCCCACGAACATGCGAATGAAACATAGAAGCGAACACCTTCAAGGATATTCACACTCATTAGAGTTTTGTAAAGCGATTTCTTAATTTCATACAAATTAACATTGACATTACGTGCTTCACGGTTTGAAGTAACTTGGTGAGTACCTTCACCCAATAAATTATACCACATTGACATTTCAATCAGTTCATCGTAGTTCTTTGAAATATCATCAGCACAGTCCATGATTTCTTCGATCTCCATCATTTCGTCAAATACTTTTGATGGGTCAGCATACACGTTACGAATGATATGTGTATATGAACGTGAATGAATTGTTTCACTAAATGTCCAAGTTTGGATCCATGCTTCTAGTTCTGGAATAGATACTAGCGGAGCAAATGCTTCTGTTGGCGCACGACCCTGTACTGAATCTAAAAGAATTTGACGTTTTAGATTAGATGTAAAGATATGCTTTTCATGTTCTGTAAGATTTTTAAAATCATTAGAATCTTTTGTTACATCTACTTCTTCTGGACGCCAGAAGAAACCCAATTGCTTATCTGTCAACTTATCGAACTGCTTATACTTTAGCATATCATAACGTTGAATTGTTACACCGCCGTTTGGATCTAGGAATGCTAGTGCCTTCGTGTGGTCTGCTTTATTTTGTGCATTGAATACTGACATATCTTAACCTCTCTTAAATTACACAGCTATCACAAGCTGCGTCATCGTCTAATTCTGTCTGTGCTAATGGCTCGTCCATTAGTTTGTTTACATCGATTTCTCCTTGCCCATCAAATGTATTAAAGTAGTAAAGTTGCTTGCCACCATATTTGTAGAACATGATTAAGTGTTGTAACATAAGTGACATTGGAATCTTTTCGTCTTCAAAGAATACAGGGTTGTATGATGTATTCACTGAAATACCCTGGTCGATATATTTCTGCAGAACAGCCATAATCTTTAGATAACCTTCTGGTGTCTGTTGATCCCATAGTAGTTCATATTTGTTTTTCAGTTTATGAATGCCTGGTACAACTTGCTTTAGAACACCATGCTTTGATTGCTTTACAGACACATAGCTACGTGGCGGCTCAATACCGTTTGTAGAGTTTGAAATCTGCGCTGATGTTTCTGCTGGCATCAGTGCCATTAGTGTACTATTACGAATACCGTGTTCTTTTAGGTCTGCACGTAATGATGCCCAATCCTGACGTTCAACGTACTCCGCTAATTCGTCAACATCAGTCTTACGTGTATCCATTGGAACAATACCGTCACCGTATTTTGTTTCACCGACACCAGGACACGCACCCTGTTCTTTTGCTAATGTGTTTGATGCTTTAATCAAATAGTATGACCATGCTTCTGCCCATTCATCTACTAGATTTAAATCTGGGTTAGAATAGTTTGTATCGTTCTTCGCAAGCCAGTAAGCAAAGTTAATAATACCTACGCCAAGTGGTCTACGATTATTAGTTGATAGTTCTGCTGCTAGAACTGGATACTTTTGATAATCTAGTAATGCGTCAAGCCCACGTACTGCTAATTCACACGGTTTTTCAAAGTCTACTGGTGTTTTGATGTTGCCCCAATTGATTGCTGAAAGTGTACATAGTGAAATTTCGCCTTCTTCATCAAACACATGCTTTAGCGGTTTAGTTGGTAGATCAATTTCACAGCATAGATTTGATTGACGAATAGGAGCTACATCAGGTTTAAATGAACCATGGTCGTTAGCGTGGTCAACATTCATCAAATAGATACGACCTGTATTTTTACGTTCGTTCATAAATGATGAGAATAATTCTGCAGCAGGTATAGACTTTTTACGTAGTCTAGTATTTCTTTCTGCTGTTTCATATAGTTCACGGAATTTGTCTTGGTCAGCAAAAAATGCTTCATATAATCCTGGAACATCACTTGGAGAGAATAATGTAATGTTGGCGCCTGTCATTAGACGTTCATACATTAGTTTATTAAACTGTACGCCATAATCTAAGTGTCGTACACGGTTATCCTCAGTTCCCTTGTTATTTTTTAGAACTAGTAAATCTTCTACTTCTAAATGCCAGATAGGATAATAAAGTGTCGCAGCCCCACCGCGGACCCCGCCCTGTGAGCAAGATTTCACGGCAGACTGAAACATCTTATAGAATGGAATAACACCTGTATGTGACGCATCGCCATTACGTATCGGTGAATTGATAGCACGAATACTACCAGCACCAATACCAATGCCCGCTTTTTGTGAAACATATTTAACAATTGATGAAGATGTCGCATTGATTGAATCAAGCGAGTCATCTGTTTCAATTAGAACACAGGAGGAAAATTGTCTCTGCGGAGTGCGAACGCCTGCCATGACTGGTGTTGGAAGTGAAATATCAAAATTGCTGATAGCATCATAATAATCTTTCACCCAACGCATTCTTTCATCACGAGGATATTGACTGAATAATGTCGCCGCAATAAGAATGTATGCCATTTGTGGTGTTTCGAATAGTTGTTTCGTTACTCTGTTCTGTACTAGATACTTTCCACGAAACTGTTCCATTCCAACGTATGAGATATTGAAGTCACGTTCATGCTTAATGAAACCGTTAATTCTATCCCATTCTTCTTCTGAATAGTCTTCTAGTAATGCTGGATCATAAAAACCTCGTTCTACATTATTTTTAACAAGGTCAAGAACATGCATTGGCTCAAAGTCGCCATATACTTCTTTACGAATATGGTAATTAATTAAGTTACCTGCTACCCACTGATAGTTTGGAGTGTCTTCACTAATCAAATCAGCGGCGCTTTTAATAAGAGTTTCTTGGATTTCAGAACTTGTAATTCCATTATAGAATTGAATATGTGATTTGATTTCTACTTCACTCGGTGATACACCGTTTACTCCATCACAAGCGAAAAATACAACTTTGTGCATTTTCTCTAAATCTAATTGTTCTTTTGTTCCATCCCTTTTAGTAACTTGAATATTACTCATTGTTTTTATATCTCCAAAATTGCAATGTATTTACACACATTACTATTAACTTAATATCTGTTGTTTATATCTGCGTCTTCCATTCCAGCTACACGTAGCTTAATAATATTACTTAGTTGGAAATGTTTAATTTCAAATCCTTTCGTAATACCAAGAAATTGATTTCGCATAAATGCTACTTGGTTTATTAATTCTGAAATTGCTACAACTTCATCTTCACCATCTGCGTACTTTTCTGCGTCCCTGCTAGACAGTGCTTTGTTGTAGTTCTCCAGATATTTTCTTAGGTATTCGCTACGCTTTTTGCGTAAACTTATATTTAGATGTTCTAGAATGGCTTCTAACTCTTGTAGTTGAGAA